ACCTTGAATTACTATCCAACTTTCTTGTGCTATAACATCTCGTGTTCTATTTTTAAAAATATGTCTATGAGGTTTAAATGTTTTACCTTTTTTCATATTAAGATGAGAACATTGTATAAAGTGTTCTTCAGATACAATGTCTTTCCTACCAGGAATTAAATCTTCCTTTCTTACTACAATATGTAATATCTTTTTTGGATCAACTTTTGAATAGTATTCTATCATAATGCAAAAAATTCTTTAATTTTACTACAAACGTAATCTACATCATCTAAATCCATACCATGGTGAGCTCCTAATAAAAAACCATTTTTCATTACGGCATCTGCATTCTCAAAATCCTGTAGATATTCTCTATAAATAGGATGTCTAGTAACATTACCTGCAAATGTAACTCGTGTTTGGATATTATTTTCTTCTAAAAAAGTTAATAATTCTAACCTACGTTCTGTTTGTAATGGTATTGCTAACCAATTAGGTTCAATACTGTCATCTGGTAGGATTAATTCTTTAACATCTTTTAAATTTTCTAAATATCTTTCAACATTATCTCTACGTTTTTGTTTAAACGTTTGAAATCTGTCTAATTGGACTAAACCAAATGCCGCACTCATTTCACTACATTTCATATTGTATCCTAGAACACCATATAAGAATTTATAATCATAAGGTATACCATCAACTTCATGAGCAAAACGGTCATCCATATTTTCACTGTTATCTCCAATACGACCCCAATCTCTATATTGTAACGCACGTTTAACATGTTCTTTATCATTAAACATAACCATTCCTCCCATTCCACCAGCTGTAATAACATGAGATGCATAAAAACTAGTAGTTGATACATCTGATTCTTCAGTATACGTTACTGTGTCTGCTGAATCTTCAATTACTATAATATCGGTTCTATTTAATGCTTCTAATCCTGCTTTTAATGCAACAAAATCGGGTTTATTACCTATTAAATTAGGTACCATAATTGCCTTAGTATCAGTAGTAATAGCATCTAACATAGCTTTAACTGTAGGTACATAAGATGTTAAATTAGAATCTACAAAAATAGGTATAAATCCTAACTGGATTATAGGTGCTAATGTAGTTGAAAAGGTTAATGCTGGGGTTATTATCTTACAACCCTTAGGTAAGTTTAGGGCTGCTAATGCTAATAAACAGGCTGATGATCCAGAATTAACAAATACACCATATTTTTTACCAAATTCCTTAGCAATTTTTTCTTCAAATTCTATAGAACGAGGACCAAATCCTGCTAACCAACCATCTCTAAGACATTGTTCTACTGCCTTTATTTCTCTTTCACCATAAGCTTCTAACTTATTAGGTGCGTACCATACTTTTTTAGAGTTTTTCATAATATTCATTTTGTTTTTCTTGTCTTTTAATTTCTTTTGGGTGATACAAACACCATTCTTCATCTGCAGGTAAATGTGATTCTGTTTTATATCCTTCTAATACTTCATGGACTTTATTTTTCCAATATATAGTATCATTATTTTTATAAATTCTCCATTGTGGATCTGGGAAGTTAACCCATCCTTTCTCATTTACTCTCCAACCCCATTTTTGTATGTGTTCATTTGTTAATCCCTCTACAGTGTTAATTCTAGGGACTTTAATAACATCGACTTCTGGGTTTGAATCTAATACAATAGGAAGATTATTTATTAATGATAAATGAGGAATCTCATCTGCATCTATTTGAAATATCCAATCACCTTCACAATATTTAGTTAATTTATTCTTCCAATCAGAAAAATGACCATCAAATTCAGAACTTCTCCAAGTTTGTACATTTGGTAGTTTATTAAATTTTAAAAGGTAACTTAATACTTCAGGGTTTCCATTCTTTTCATCATAGAGTACTACAATTTCATCCTGTTGTCTTTTATTATTTAATAGTAAGGTAACAAGTTTCTGTATTTCAAGAAACTCATTACATACTGTTATTGCATAGCTTATTTTCATATCTTATTCTGGTATTACTCCAATATATGATAAAGCATCCATAAAATCACGTTCCTTAAAACGAGATAAAGTAGTCATGTCCGCTCTATACTTAGCTCCTTTATATTTATCCTCTAAATCCTCTTCTATGGGTATTGCTTTTACTCCAGCCCAATGCCAATCATCTCTTCCAGAACCTGCTGCAAAAACCATTCCCTTTTCTTCTATGTTAATGGTAGTAGGCATCCATATTTTACCTTCTTCTTCTTCATCTAATAATTCCTTATGCAATTCAGGTAAAACATCAAGTTGTTCTTTTAAGAAATCACTTCCGCTTAACATAATAGAATTAGATGAAAAACCACAACCATAACACAGTTCAATAGTAATTTTATTATTTACTTCTTGTAAATAACAGGCATCTGAACCACACCTTGTACATTCTTTTAATTCATCAAATTTCATATTATTCTACTTTAGTTAATTGTGATAAGTTTAATTTAACCTGTTGTGAGAATGCTGGTACATTATGGTCTAAAATATTTCCAATTAATTCTCTCATTTTAGAATGAGTAAAATTATCTCTAACGTGGTATTTTTGTTTCTTAGATTTAACATGCTGTTGTTTGTATTTTTTATACACTTCTTTATAAGCACCCATAGCATGTTGTTCGCTTACTTTAAACCATTGAGATTCAGTAATAAGCCAACTGTTAGCCGCAGTTGCATGTACATTTTCTAAACTTCCAGGAAGTAAAATATTATAATCAGGATGTAAGAAATCTAAATGACCTGACCATCCTGAAGCTATAATTGGTTTACCTGTCATACTAAATTCTAGTAAAGGCCTTCCAAAACCCTCACCTTTAGTTAAAGTTACCATTGCCTTAACCTTAGGATGATTATATAATGCATTCATCTCCGTGTCATTAAATTCTCCATTTAATAAGTAAACATTAGGTAAATTTTTAGTATTTAATTGTGATTTAATAGATTTAATTCTATCTAAAATTTCATCTCTACTTACATAAGAAGAAGTACCTAAAGAACATTTTAAAATTAATGCTGGTCTTTTATTTTTTGGTTTATCTTTAAAAGCCTCATAAAATTGCTTAATTGTTACACCAATATTTTTTCTATCATGCCCATAAGCTCCTTGCATCCAATGTCCTACTGATAGGTAACAAAATTGTTCTGGTATTGATGAAAGATCTATTGATTTTGATGGAGATGATGAGTTATAAGTTTCTAAATTAATTCCTTCAAATATAGTGTGAATAGGTTTTAATAGTTTTACTACCTCTACAACCTTTCCAGTATTATTATCTTTTTTTTCATAAGCCATTTTTTCAAATGTATTCTTAGCAAAGTTAGAAGATACTAAATTTATATCCATTCTATTTAAACCATCAATCCATTCGGATTTACAAGCGGTGGATTCAATACCAGCAGTTAAACCAATATTATATTTACCTACAGGTTGGAATTCATTTGGTATAGTACACTGCATCCAAATATCAGGTTGAACACTTTGCCAATCTGGTTTGCAAATGTAATTGCTTAAAAAACTCCATTCTGGGTGGTCTTTACAAAAGTTCCATGAGGTTTCTCCCCACCTTTGTGGTAATAATTCTACTTGATATTTGTCTAGTTCAATCACTGCCTTTACAAAATCTCTTGCTCTTGCCCCGTATCCTGAATAAGTATCAAAGGGACTGGATATTACAAATCTAGGTTTGCTCATTAGTATATAATTTTATGGTTTAATAATCTTCCTTTATAATCGTTTGCATTTGTAATTTCATATTTTTCTCTTGGTTTCCAAGTTTTAAATAATTCATCAAACGCCTCTATAACTCTTTGTCCTTGAATTGCACCAGTAAAACCTGCTTCTTTACTTGTAGCCCATTCTCTACCAGCTAATCCTCTTCTCTCTCTTTCTTCAGGAGATAAGTTATAAACTTCTATAATTCTTTCAGTAGCATCTTCCCATGCACATCTATCATCATAAATGTAAGGTGTTGGAGGTGAACCTTGAATTGATCTAGAAGTTGGATAAACTGGGAAAGCCCATTCACCATGTTCTTTATATGTACCTCTATGATTAGAAGGAACATCAGCACTTGGTGTAAACCAATCTCCATTTTCATCTACAAATCTCATTTGATCTTGCATACCCCCTGTTGTATTAGCAATAATAGGAGTTCCTGCTAAAATAGCTTCGGTTAATGTTAAACCCCACCCTTCATTAGAAGTAAGTAAGATTTGACAATCTGCTACATTGTACATATAATTTAGTACAGGTGTATCAAGTTTTGATAATGAAAATTTAACAGCATCTGGATATTTTTCATCAAATAGGTATTCTTTTACTTTGCCTAAGTGGGTACCAGCATCTGTAACTAATTCTGTATGCATTAATAATAAACATTTATCTGCTTTTTCTTTAGGTAAAGTATCTAAAAATGCTCTAAAGGCCATCATAGTATCAGGAATTTGCTTTCTTCTAATATTTCTAGAATTGTAAAACAATATAAAGTCATATTCTTTACCTTGAAAAGTATTATTTTTCCAACCCACAAACCCTGCATCATCTTTAGGGATTGGTTAGTATATGTTATGATCTAAACCATGTGGAATATATTTATACATTCTTGGTTTATTAACTCCCTCTAAAACTAACTTATTAATGTTAACTGTTTGTTTTGAAATACCCATTAATAGATCACAAGCTTCATAATAGGGTTTATTAAATGCTGGGGCAGGTAAATCATCCCATATATTTAGATAAGTAATTGGAATATTTTTTCTTATTTCTTGCTCCATATTCCAGATATGCATAAAATATCTTGGATCTGTAATTAACATTATAGCATCCGGTTTTTCGATGTTAATTAAATTTCTAATAGTTCTTGTATCACCATATCCATCAGTTGGGTAGATGACTACAGAAGGATCTTTTACTCCAGAAATTTTACAGGTATCTGGTGAAAGATCTAATTTCTTACCATTTTCAGGGTGTTTTATTGCCCCTCCTAAGTTTACCCAATTAAAATGTTGACAGGTTTTCATAACAATTTCTTTTGCTATTGTTGCTACACCTGAGTGTACTCTAATATCATCACATATTAAGAGTATTTTTTTTCTTTCATCCTTTGGGATGTACTTAAAATTTTGATTCATTATTTGTCTAATTCAAGATTAATTTGGTTTGTTATTTGTTTACGGAAATCCTCATCTGTAAGGTACAAAAACAAAGCGCGGTCGGCAAGTTTTTGTAAAGAAAATTTACGTTTAACACATTCAATTTTGAAATCCTCAAATAGATCACTTTGGACTTTAACACTCGTTAGTGTCATTTTTTGTTTATTGCTCATATACTTTATTTATTTATTTAAAATGTGCTCCTGCACCACATAATTCTTTATCGGTTGAATAAGGACAAAAATTACAGTTCCATTTTGATGGTGTTTTAGGATAATCTATATCCTTAATAGTACCATTAGAGTTAAAACACTCATTTATAAAATTATTAACTGCTGTTTTAGCTCTACCCAATTTTATTTTTCCACTTGGTGGTGTAAATTGTTGTACCCTATATGATTGATAGGGAGACATTAATTTTTCATCATCAGCGTCTAATACTTTTCTTTTTAATATAAAAAATTCAATTTCGATTTTATCTAAGGGAATATTATATTGTTCAGAGAAATATTGCTTGTATAACAATAACTGGTATTGTTTGTCTTCGTCTTTTTTATTGTAATCATTCCAACCTTTAGTACTGGTTTTAATATCGATTATCTTGAATGTGTCTGTTCCTTCATGGTACGTGACAACATCTAGATATCCCATATATAATACGTTATTATACATTTTATTTGGTGGAATTATTATTGGTATTTCACAACCAACTAAATATGTACCTTTTTTACTAAAATACCTACTACGTTTTTTCTTAAACCATTCTAGTATAGCAACACCATCTTCAAAAAATTCCCTCATTTCGGCTGCGTCAGAGAAATGTTGGTTTTTATTCGCTTTATATTGTTTTTGATATTCGCCTATAAAACTTTCTTGGAATTTTTCTTCCATGTTTATGTCTCTATCAGCAAATGCCGCTGATTGTTCATACATTACATCTAAATAATGTTGTACTACTTCATGAATGGCGGTTCCAAAAACAGTATGGATAGATGAGGTAAATCTCTTTATCTTATCTTTATATTGTAGTTTCCACCTATAAGAACAACCCCTAAATATTGACATCTGAGAATATGATATATTCTTTTGATATGCAAAATTTATAGGGGATGGTGGGTTATTTATAATATCCTTTACTATTTTTGGGATTTTTCTTGCCAAACTATTTTTTCCATTTATTACGCCCAACTAAGAGTGAAATGATGCCATAATTAGCTATATCAATAAAAGTATCTTCCATACCTTCACCTTTTACATAATTCTTCCCATTAATTAATAGATTTTTTAAACGTGATATTTTATCGGTTAATCTAATACACAACCCAGTTAGTGAGAATTGTTTGTCATCGCTGTTATTAACGATATCTCCGCCTAATGTTATATTATTTAAACCATAGTCTAAATGTTTAGCCGCAAACATAACATACATTTCTTGTTGTATCTTAATAAATTCAACGCTTAAATCTGGGTATTCTTCCTCAAATTTATCTACTGCTGTTTTGTCTGGAATGAAACCACTAAAAGGCATTTTACCGCTTTTAGAATTCATAATTTCTCTATCGCTCATATCTTCGTGTTTTGTAACTGAACTACCCATTTATTTGTGATTTTGATTTAACTCCTCCAAATTTACTATAATACAAATTTAGACAAGTAATTCTGTCATCGGCATCAACTAACATTATAAGTGCTTCCTCAGCATTCTTATAAAAATCTCCGGTTGAATGGTCACCAATACCAACTCCTTTATTACCTAATAAATCTAGTGATAGCAATGCTTTAGCTTTATCTGCTTCTGCAGATGTCATAAACATATTGTATAATTCTTTTGTCATTTTAATAATTGTTTAAGTTCTTTTTTATCAATTCCTCTATTCGTCAATATACGACTTATTTGTGAGGTATCCAACATAGATATGTATTCTTTTGATTCTTTAATTGAACACTCAAAATGGTTCTTTAAATGAGATACTAGATCTTTATTGGGTTGTTTTGTTTTTGATTTAACATACTTACTCCATTTGTTATTTTTAGGGATAAATTCTTTATAAATAGAATATATCTCCTTTTTATTTTGGGGGAGTACAGTTTGTGCTAGGTTTACTAAGTCTAAATATTCAGGATTCATAGATAAAAACCTATGTATCATATAACTGTTCCAAACCTCCCAGTCTTTATCTGTAAAAGATTCTACTGGGGGTTTGGTTGAGTTAATGACCTTTAACCAATCAAAGACATTTTTCATTAAATAAGTTCATCCTTAAGTTCCTCTCTTAAATCTTTAGGTAAAGAACCTGTTAAAATTTTTCTTGTTTTTGGGTCATAAAATACTGGGATTGGTAATAAAGCATCTTCATCTGTACCTGTTATAAATTTAGATACAGTACGTAATACTACTCCTTGTAAAAATACACTTCCTCCTTCAGAATTTTTCATTTCTGATGTGTTTTTTAAGTCAATTGGTGGTCCTTGTTGTTGTGGTTGATTTTGCATGATTATTTATTTATTATTTATTAAGTTTTGAATTAATGACATTACATTTATTTCCTTGTCAATACGGAAGTTTGCTTTATATTGATGTTCGTTTACTAAAATAGCAGCTGTACCTTCCTTATTTGGTAAATACTCGCTTGATTTATCATGTAGGGCTCTAAATAACTCATCAAAGTCATCTACATTAGCATCGGCTATAATTTGACGTATTTCCTTAAATTGCTTGCCAGGTTTATCTTTTGGAAATGTACCAGATAATGTTTTAATTACTTTATCTATGTAATTAGATGATACTAGTATTGATTTATCTAAATGTAAATTATTATCTATTGTAGATAATTGTATTGTATTAATACATTTACGTAAATCTGGATAATACTGATTAACTAATGGTACTAAGTCTTGCATTTCGAATCTTATCTTCTCTTCACCTAAAACCCAAGCTAAGTGTCTAGCTACATCTTGTTTAGAAGGGGGTACAATTTTTAATACATGACATCTAGATTGTAGAGGATCTATAATACGCTCTACAAAATTACAAGTCATTATAAAACGCGTCGTACGAGAGAAAGTTTCGATGACATTACGGAGTGAAGCTTGTGCTTGTATAGTAAGAAAATCAGCTTCATCCAAAATGACCACCTTAAGTGGTTTAAAAGAAGCGACGCTCGCAAATCCTTGTACTTTATCCCTAATAGTCTCAATCCCTCTTTCATCTGAGGCATTGATATAAAGACTATCACAATCAAGATTTTTAACACAAAGTTTAGCAAGAGTAGTTTTTCCTGTACCTGCTGGTCCATAAAATATTAAATTTTGAATATCATTTTGTTCTAAATACTTTGATATAGATTTTTTAATATTTTCATTACCAACATAGTTTTCTAAAACATTAGGTCTATACTTTTCTACTAATAAACTATTGTCCGTATTCGCCATATAATGAATATTTCTTTTCTGGTTCTACAATTACTTCTTCTTCAGTGGTTGATATCGCATATAATTCACTTTTTAAAGGAGCAAGTCTGTATTCACCTTTAAATCCTGTTTTTACCATGTAAGCTTCTAAACAATCAGTTAATGTTTTATGTAATGGACCATCTGGTTCATTAGCTACTAACCTCCATTTATCACCTGGTGGTACTCTACGAGCAATTAAGATCTTATGTTCTTTTATTATTTTTTCCATGATGTAAATATACGAAAAATAAATGGGGGAGACAAGCTCCCCCAATTAAATTACTTAGATTCTGCTACTGATGCTTTCTTGTAGTCTGTAATCAATTTCTTGATTTTCATTGCTGCTGCTCTAGCACGTTGTTGAGATGCTTTTGTAGATCCTACGTGTTCTGCTGCTAAGGTATTAAAGTTCGCTTCAATTTCCTCAAATAATTCTTGTTTGTTCATTGTTTATTTATTTATTAATTATTAATTTACATTCCCATTCCCATCATTGGGTCCATAGGTTGTTGGTTATTATCTTCTTGTGGTGCATCAACTACAGTACATTCGGTTAATAATACTGTTCCTGCTACTGAAGCTGCATTTTGTAATGCTGTTCTTGCTACTTTAGTTGGATCAATTATACCTGCTTCTTTCATATCTACCTTTTCATCGGTTTTGATATTATGTCCCATTTCAAATTCATTTTCACTAACGTATTTTTGTGCCAGTATTTCAGCTTGTGTATTATCATAACCAGCATTAATCAAAATTTGATTAAATGGTTTTTTACAAGCTCTTTTAACGATTTTTGCACCTGTTGTTGTATCTTCAATTGCTTGAGAAGCATATAATAATGCCATTCCACCACCTGGTACTACACCTTCTTCAATAGCTGCTTTTGTTGCATGTAATGCATCATCAACTCTATCTTTTTTCTCTCTCATTTCCGTTTCAGTATTTCCACCTACATGGATAATAGCTACTCCTCCAATAAATTTTGATAATCTTTCTTGAAGTTTTTCTACTTCGAATGGAGTTTGAGCTTTATCAATTTGTTGTTGTAGTTCATCAACACGTTCTTCAATTGCCTCAACTGTTCCTTTACCATCTACTAAAGTTGTTAATTCTTTTTCTATGGTTGCTGTTCTAGCTTCTCCAAACCAATCCCAACTAAACTTATCAAGCTTCATTCCCTTTTGCTTATCAAAAACTACTCCTCCAGTTGTAATAGCTATATCTTCTAGAATTAATTTTCTTCTATCACCAAAGTCAGGTGCTTTTACAGCACACACCTTCATTGTACCTCTCATTTTATTTACAATCAAAGTAGCTAAAGCTTCCTGATCAATGTCTTCAGCGATAATTAAAAGTGATTTTGCTTGAGATGATACTGCTTCTAAAACAGGTAATAATTCTTTTACTTGTGTTAATTTAGAATCTGCAATAAGAATTAAGGGGTTATCTAAAGTAGCAGTCATAGAATTGTTATCAGTAACAAAATATGGTGATTTATATCCTCTTTCGAATTGTAAACCTTCAACTGTTTCTAACATTGTTTCTCCAGTACGTGATTCTTCAATATGTACTACACCTTCCATACCTACTTTATCAATAGCAGTAGCAATTAATTTTCCAACTTCTGGATCATTATTAGCTGAAATAGTTGCTACTTGTTCTAATTGTGCCTCAGATGAAATATCTTCTGATATGTTATTTTTTAGATTAGCTACTACCTGTTTAACAGCGGCATCAATATCTCTTTTAATTTGTACCGCATTCTCATCATTATTTAAAGCGTTTAAACCTGCTTTTACCATTTCACGGGCTAATAAGGTTGAAGTTGTAGTACCATCTCCTGCTTTTTCAGCTGTTTTAATAGCTGCTTGTTTCACTAATTGTACCCCTAATTCTTGTTGGGGATCTGCTAATGAAATAGATTTAGCAACTGTAACTCCATCTTTTGTTGATTGAGGTGCTTGGTTTGGATGTGAAATGACTACATTTCTACCATTTGGTCCTAGTGTGCATACTACAGCATTTGCTAGGATATCAATCCCCTTTACTAGGTTTTCTCTGGCTGTTGAGCCTAATTCTACTTGTTTACTCATTGTCTGTTATTTTTGCTAAGATTTGATTTTCAGGTCCTACATAATATTCTTCACCATCGTGAGGTAATTTTGTGAATCCCATTGTTGGTAATACAACTCTGTCTCCTACTTTTAAAGTAGTTGCTAAGAAGTTACCCATTTGTGTGTTTTGTCCCGGTCCTACGGATACAACAACACCTGTTTCATTTTTTTCTTTACCTAAATCTGGAACGATAATACCACCATAAGTGGTTTCTTCGGCCTCAATAGGTTTGACAATAACTGCGTTAAATAGCGCTTCTAATCCCATCTGTGTAAGTTTTAATTTGGTTACTAATTGATTCATAATTGTTAATATATCCCTCTAAACTATCAAAGTCATCTGTATCTGCCTTTAATTTGGCAATTTTAGCAATGGCTTGAGAAAAATTTGAATAGTAATAAAGAGTTTTTTCATACGTTTTAGCGTTACCCTTAGATCTAAAATGGTTAGCATCTGAAGTTACGTTTTGTTTAACTGCATAGCTGTACTCATCTCTTGTAATAAAAAATGGTTCCAATAAAGGATCGGTGATAGTCGAAATTGATTTTCTTTTTGTAGTCATATATAACTGTTTTTATTTGACGTAAATATACGAAAAATATTGCGCTAGGACACGCTTTTTTGGTAAAACTTTTATTTTATTTTATTTTGATTGTTTTTGCTTTTTTGGATTCCGCGATTGGAATAAATAAATGGAGCAAACCATCTTTCATTTCTGCCTCTAATTTCTCTAGTTCGAATTTAGCTGCTACTTTATAACCTAAGTTAAAAGATCGTTTAGCTAATCCCTTATAGATATAGCCTGTGTAATCTTCTTCTTCTTCGGTTGGTTTATCATAGATAATTTTTAAAAGATCTCCATCAATTTCTAGTTGAATATCTTTTTTAGTTAGACCAGTACAGGCAACTTCAAAATGAAGTCCTTCTTCGTCATAATAAATATCTATAGGGTGTGGTTGTTTGTTTTCGAACGTTGTTGGTTGGAAAACTCCGTCTGTCTTGAAAAGATTACGGAATAGTAAGTCGAACTTTGATTGTTC